AATCAATTTACGATTAATACACAAGGACTTAATGCTATATATATTTTTAATATAGCTGAAATTATCGAAGTTGGTTATTTTTATGATGGTTCAAATTTAAAGTTACCTGGTACCGTTATAGAAGGATGGATAGAAGTTACAACAGATAATTATCAATTAGAAGTTAATAAAAATTATTTTATAGATTCTGGAGCATTAACTGGAATTCCGATGAATTTAATAATGCCTAGTACTGCAAAAATGGGGGATAAAATAGTACTTATAGATGCAACTGGAACAGCTAGTTCTAATACTTGGATAATAAATCCAAATGGTTTACGCATTGACACTCCGGGTAATGGTACAGGTACATGGGCTATAGGTACAGGGAAAGTTCAATATGAACTTGTATATTTTGTATCTACTAGAACCTCTAGTGAATGGATAGTTAGAGAGACTGCAACATGAAATTTTTAAAGAAAAAAATTATTGATACAGCAGAAGTACAACAGGATGTTTTTACTGGAACTGGTGCGGAAACTGAATTTACTCTTACATTTACTGTAATGGATGTAAAACAATTGTTCGTATCTATTGACGGATTAACACAAGAACCTATTGCGGCATATGGTGTTAGTAATGATGGTGCAAAAGTTGTATTTACAGAAGCACCTATTTTAGATGCAAAAATTTTATGCAAATACATTGAAGCATCTCCAATTAATATTACAACTGTAAATCAAAATTCTATAGGAATAGATGAACTTGCTGTAACAGACGGAACATATGGACAAGCATTAACTACAGATGGATCAGGCGGATTAAGTTTTGCCGCAGTTGATCCTGGAGGATTCGAATATAAAAATGATGCAGATTCTCCATTTACATCTTATGCTGGCCAAGCAGTTCAAATTGACACAACAAATGCCCCAGTTACTATGAAATTACCTGCAAGTCCTAACCAAAATGATGCTGTTACTATAGTAGATGGTGGCGGAAATTTTGGTGGATACCCATTAACTGTTGATCGAAATGGTAGTACAATAATGGATGTAGCAGACGATTTAGTAGTTAATTATGAACGTACTTATTTTGGTTTAGTATATAATGGTACCACCTGGAGGATATTTGCATAATGGCGTTAACAAAATTACCAGCAGGATCTATTATTGATGGCACGATAACAAGTGCAAAAATTGCTAATGCAACTATACTTGGGGAAGATATAGGAACAGGGTCAATTTCAGCAGATAAAATAAACACAACATTAGATATTTCATCGCACACAATAACATTACCTCAAGATTTAATAGGTCATAGAGAATTAGATATAACATTTACATCACCAGCAGACGATGATAAATTTTTACAAATATCATCTGCCGGAGTTCTACAATGGTCCGCACCTGGAACGTATCCTATTACATATGCCGCATTATCAGGTGTTATACCTGCTGGTCATATAGCAAATGAAACTATTACGTCAGCACACATTGAAAATTTAACTATAGCAGATGAAGATATAGCAGATGGTACAATATCGGGGGTAAAATTAAATGCAACCTTAGATTTATCTACAAAAACGATAACTTATCCTACTGATAATTCATTAACCAATTTAACAATAACAGGCGATCTACACATAACAGGCACAACAACCGAAATAGATACCCAAAATTTATTAGTTAAAGATAACATAATAGTAATTAATGATGAAGAAAGCGGAGTCGGAGTAACTGCCGGAGCCGCAGGTATTGAAATTCATAGAGGCCCAGGTCAAGATAAAGCCACCATTATGTGGAACGAAACGAATGATAAGTTCGAATTTAAAATAGGTGCCTCAGATGCTGTCTTAGTTTTTGATAATGTTGAACCTCCTGATTCTTCTGTAGGATATGATCAAATAATAATAAACAATTTAACTGATCCTGGGCCCGGAGTTAATACGTTTTTAGAATCAGATGGAACCGGTAATTTTAATTTAACAGAAATACAAATAGGTGGCATTACATTAGATGGCGATGTTACCGGTCCAGTGGATGATAATTCATTAGGAAATTATTCTGTAACTGCAACGCATTTACAAGATCATTGTGTTACATCATCTAAAATAGATACAACTCTTTCGTTTGTTGGAAAAACAATTATTTTAAATGCCGGAGATATATTATCTGCAATAAATGGAGGAGGCTATTTTAATATATCAAATCCCTATTTTAATGTTCCAGATGATTGTATCAATAGTTCAAAAATAAAAGATGGTTCTGTAACTGGTTTTAAATTATCCGATACTTTAAATTTATCATCAAAAGCAATTATATGGCCCAACCTTCAAACTTTTAATCATGTTACAATAGAAGATTATTTAACAGTTAATAATATATCTGTAATAAACAATACATTAGATGTTAATGATCAAGTAACAATTACCAATAGTGGTCTTAATGATGCATTAATAGTTAATAATTCATCACCTGCTAATATTATGAAATTACAAAATAGTTCAACTGATGTTTTTGTAGTAGATAATAGCGGTGATGTATTAATTAAACAAAATCTATTTGTTGAAAAAAATATTCTTAAAAAATTAGGATTAGTAGTTGTAAATGGCACTACTGCAACTATAGATTTAGCTCTTGGTGACCATTTTGTATTAGAACTTGATGGTCTTACACAAGATATAACAACATTGACAATAACCAATACAAGTTCAACTCCTAATATGATAACTACTTTTACTATGAAAGTTATTCAAGGTCCGGTAGACAGAGGGATTACATGGAGCGGAATATCTCATATTAAATGGCCAGATTCACTTGGAGATGGGTCATTAACAGGAATATTACCTCCTGTTATAACATCAGGAAATAATAAAGAAGATTTATTTTCGTTTTTTACTCATGATAATGGAACTAGTTGGTATGGCCAAATACTTGGTATGGGTTATAGTTAAGCGGCTATTTGTTGTATATTTGTTGCTATAATTTGTATTTTTTTAATAGCAGATTTATCATAAAAAACTAATTTAGCGCCTGAATGTAATGGCTTAGGCCATGATCCGATGTCTACCCAACAATATCCGCTAGACTCTTCGTTTAATATTGGGACAAATTCGTCATAACAAGCAATAACAAATGTTTTATAATTAAATCCATTTTCAGATTCAAATATATGTAAGGGATATATTTTATGTGAAACAGGAAGTTTCCCCATTTCTTCTTCTAATTCTCGTTCTAATGTTTCTAATGGCTGTTCGTCTTTTTCTGCTTTACCACCCCAAAATGCCCAAGTGCCAGAATGACTGACATTTTTTGATCGCATTTGAAGTAATATTCTACCAGTAGGTAAAGACAAAAAGATAGCACCTACTCCGCTAATCATAAATATAATCTCCAATAGCCGGCTGGATAGTTTGCTTCAATTGCACTAATCCATTCTGTACCATTCCATTTCCATTTTTTACTATCTTGTGCATTTTGTGTAAATTTTATAGTTCCCCAGGTATGTCCTGCGGTTTCACATGTAGATTTAACAGCATGTTCATTATACGGACAACCTATATATGCGGCACTCGCATTAAAATCTACAATCCATTCAGAGCCAGTTTGGCTATATTGTATTATATCGTACTTATTGCCATGTGTTCCGTGAACATCTGAAGAAACAATATGTGCATTATGTGCTACTCCAATGAATGTATGCCCACCAAATATTAAACCATATATATGTTTTACAGTAGGTGATGTTTGTTGGGTCCAAGATACACCATTATTTGATGAAGTAGCAATAACTCCATTATTTCCTGCGGTAACAAAAACTCCATTACCAAAAGTAACTTCATAAAACCCGTCTGTTATTCCTGAATTCCTTGAAAACCATGTAATTCCATCAGTAGATGTAAGAATAGCATCATTTGCTCCTGTAACAACAAATGTATTATTTCCATATGCTATTCCTCTAAGATGTTCTGATGATCCAGAAGTTCTTTCAGTCCAGGTAACTGCATCTGGTGAAGTATAAATTTTACCATTCCAAGTTACAAAAACATATAAACTATTTGCATATATAACATCAAATATTGTTACCGTAATCGGTGTCGATTGTTCTGTCCATGTTACACCATCTGGAGAAGTAATAAGAGCTCCACCAGCACCTACTACAACATATTGGTTATTGCCCCATGTAACAGCTCTAAGTTGGTTTGTAAATGCATTTGGAGGCGTTTGAGGAGTCCAAGTAATTGCATCAGGTGATGTAAGAATAGTTGCATTATTTCCTACCGCAATCCATTGATCATTTCCATATGTAATACCATACATACCTTCGTTTGTACCTGAAGTTCTTTCAGTCCATGCCTCTCCGTGTCCTGGTGAACTTTGGATTTTACCAGTCATTCCGACACTTACAAATAAACCATTATAGTGAGCAACATCATTTAAATGAGTGCTTGTAGCAGATGTTTCCGAAGCCCACTCTACTCCTACAGTTCCGCTTCCTCCACCTCCTGGCCAATACGATCCTGTAGGAATTTCATCTAAAACCAAATATCGTTGACCATCGGCCGCCGCTGGTAATGTACCATCGCCAGGATAAGCAAGTGTAGGATTTATAATAGCATCAACAGTAGCAGTTTCTGCTGAGTTTGAAGGTAAAGTATCTGTATCTATAGTTGCTGTAAGTTGTGGACCTGTTGGCTCAGATAAAGTACCATATACTTGAAAATTTGCTTCACTTTCTACTAAAGCATCCATTAATTTAACTTGACTAACTCCTGTTCTAAAGTCAGCACCTCGTTCTAGGAATAAATCTTCCCAAGTATCGGTTGTAACAGATCCATCTTTATCTAATAATGTTAATAAATTGCCTGTAAAGTTTACAACTTTATCACCATATGTTGTTACCATATAACTAGAATCAGCACCTGGAATAGATCCGTCATTTCTAAATTGCGCCATTTCTGCAGATGATTTTGCAGTAACAACAGAAGAAATAATTTGATGAATAAGTTTTTGTTTTGTAACTCTTGCCGGAACAGTTAAATGTATAGGCATTTTAAACATCAATGTTGCAATGTCTATAGTATCTTCTACTCCTGTGGGTATGGATCTATTTGTCCATTGTACACTAGTTAATTCTACAATAGACAATCTTGTCCAATCAAATGGATTATCTGTAGCATTAATATCAACAGAAGGATTATATAAAGTTAAAATTTGTTCTAATAATTGAAATTTTTGATCACTATTACTTGTCCATATATCTACTTGCATTGTTAAATTATAAGGAACAGGCATGTGTCGTTCAATTTGATATGTGTTACCCAATTCATTATCATATTCATTAGTTGTATAATTAAACTTTTTTTCAAACACCTGTACTTTATCTACTTCCATAGGTGCTCGTCTAGATTCTGGACTTATCTCTAATGCTTGAACCCAACAACTAATAAATGGTGCAGAATTTATTACATTTTCTGAATTTTGCTTTAAAATATGCATTGCCATGCGGTTAGCATCACCGTATCTAACAGGGACAGTTCTATATGTTTCTGTTTCTCTATCTATTTCAATTTGGAAATTAGCAAATAATCGCATAAATTGTTGCAAATATCTGCGAGTTTGTTTATCGTAAAAAAAATCCATTACACATCACTCTTTGGTTTTATTACACTAGATAATCCTTGTTTCGATTTAACATCTTCACCAGGCATAGATATTGTATCAGGATTGTTTGTGAATCTTCGTTGCGAAAATACTCTTGATTCCCAACTATCATCATTAGGATTATGATCTGCTGTATATGTCCACAATGTTCCTACACGTTTATATAATCTATTAGGTGTAAAATCAGTTCGTACAAAGAAATCACCTTCAGTTGGATTAGCAGGAAATTGTGTTCCGCTTGCAGGTGATATCGAATCATAATCAAATAAATGACCAGTATCTAATATACCTGTATTCTCTTGTTCTGCGGCTTCAATAATAGTTTCAGATATTTCAATTTCAGATGCATATGTACTAAGCACATCAGTGTCAGTTTCCATAATATCTTGAAATTCTTGTGTGTCGTTCATAGGACCTACTTTCACACGCCATATATGGGGCCACCAAGATTGAGAAAATCCTTCTGATGCTCTATTAGCATCTTCAACTACATAAAATTTATTAATACCATTTAAACTTGGATCTAACAATGTATCATCACGTAAATGTGGTAATTCTAATACATCACCTGACATTAGTTTTCTGCCAAGTTTTGCTATCATATCATTAATGTGAAATGATACAAATAAATTATCTGCTGTTAAAAAGAAACCAAATTGGGAAAGATCAAAATCATTATCACTTACATTATATAAGCCACGTAATTCATAAATATCAGGATCATATTTTCTATCCCTATTTTCCATTAATAACATGTCTTGTATTGTTACTTCAGACGCACCATCTGTTGATGCATAGTGATTAGGTTGGGTTGGATCATTTTGTTCACCAACATTTTCTGGTCCTAAATATTTGTGTACTAAAAAGGCAGTCCCGCCCACTTCAAATTGTTCTCTAATGTTTGAATCAAAAAAGTTATAATCGTTGGACTTTTCTTGTCGCCAAAGGCTAAGTCGGGGCATATATCATTCCTTATTCTTAATATTTATCGAAATGTTGTGCCCTGATCAAATTAAACAATAGTATCTATAATAACTTTTGTGATATCATATGGATTAGCATTAGATGCAGGTCGTCTATCTTCTAAGTAACCGGTTGTATAATTAGACTCAACTGTCTCAAGAGGTATTCTTACACTTGCACCTCTATCACCTTCGCCGTAAGTAAACTGATCAATAGATGCTGTCTCGTGTTTACCAGTCAATCTTTGATCATTATCTTTTCCATATACTGCTATGTGTTCGGCATGTCGGTTTTTCATTTTATCCAATATATCATGAAAAATACCTAACTGAGAATTGTTTCTCATCTCGTCTGTGCTAAAGTTTGTGTGCATACCAGATCCATTCCAATCGCCCTTAATAGGTTTAGGTTCTATATTAATATCACAGCCATGCTCTTCTGCAACCCTCTCTAATATATACCGTGACATCCAAAGATCATCACCAGCATTCTTTGCACCTTTACTAAACACTTGATATTCCCATTGGCCAAGAGCAACTTCGGCATTTGTGCCAGTGATATCAATCTCTGCATCAATACATGCATCCATATGATCCGAAACTACTTTTCTTCCTGCAACGTTACTTGCACCTATACCACAATAATACGGTCCTTGAGGTCCAGGCTCACCATTTTCCCAGCCTAGTGGTTTTCCAGTGCCGTTTGTTATAAAGTATTCTTGTTCAAATCCAAACCAATAATCTTCAGAATCCTCAAATGTTATTGCTTCTCTTTTTTCAGTCGAACACATAACAAGCCAACCTGCTGGTTGGAATGGGTTATGATAAAGTTTAACAGGAGTTAAAGTAACATCAGAATGATTGCCAGGAGCTTGATCGGTAGATGAACCATCATAACCCCAGATTGGAACTAGTTCTAACTTATTAATATCACCATCGGCGACTTTTGTTTTACTTCGTAATTGCTCATTAGCATCGAGCCATACGTATTCTAGTACTGTCTTCAT